ATGATACATTTAATAGTTTAGTTTTCATATTATTATAATATTTGTTCCATAACAATTTTAGCTTTTGCTCTATCAATTACTTTAACTGCTTTGTAAATATGAGTAAAAATATCTTTTTTATTTTCATTATTACACATATCAATAGCAGCTTTAAATTCATCTTCAATAAGAGCACTTCGTTTAATAGGAAACCGCATATGTTTATTACGATCATACGCTTCAATAAATATTTCGTAACGAGCTATTTCTTTGTTAGTAAGTTTAATAACTTCTTCATTTGTTTTCATAATAGTAAATCAATGCCAATAATACATAAAACATGACCACAAAATACCAGAAATAATAGCAAGCATTGTGCTAATAATATTTTGTCTTGTCATAGTTTCTTTATTTTCAGTAGCGTTTTTATTGTTAGCGGCAGCAATTCCGTAAACAATATAATTAGCTATCATCATCATTAAATTCTCAAAGAAAAATAATGTGACTACAATACATATAATAAGTAATAACCAAATCATATTATTTAAGTTTATAATTTCCATTAATTACAATGTCATAAAGTCCATTGAAAGCGTTTTCTATTGTAGTCATTTCAATAATGATACTTTCAATATCTTTTTCTATCCCATTGATTTTTATAGTATTCATATATCTTTCATACGAAGGATTATTGCCTACTACAATAGATATAATAGCGTCTTTAGTAGTTATATGTTTATATCCAATACAAAGTTTACCTTTAAAAGTAATCCAAGTATTAAACATAAACGTTTCTCCATCATATTCTATTGATTTAGGGAGAAGAGCAATATCGTTAAGCATTGTAAGGTTTGACATAATTATATCTTTTTAATTCGTATAATAGTAGAATCGTGAGTATAATTTTGAGATATAATTTGTTCCATATGTATATTATGAGTTATACTAATAACTTCATAAATACCGTCCCATTCAGGATCACGAACTTTGACTAAATCATCGCCATCTTTATCTCCATCTGTATATTTATGATACATAATACCACAAATATTAATCATGTCACCTACTCTATAAGGATTATAATCCCAATTAAAAGTATTAGACATTAAAATCTCTCCACGTTTATCTCTTCTAAATTGTACTTTCATAGTTTATATTTCGTCAATAATATAATTAAAATATGCCTTTTCATCAATAGTTTTATGATGATACTTTTTACCAAAATCGTAAGCTTGTTTAAGAAGAGTTAAAACTTCTTCACGAGTAAACTCTGATTTAATCTTACGAATAGTAATAGTATTATCTTTAGCTATTTTGAGAGTAGTAAGTTTGAAAAATTCAAACCTATCAATAGAAGCAATTTTTTCTCCATCTTCATTAATAATATCATCAAGTTCGTAATTAGTAGAACTTTCAACTCGTTTAAGAGTTTCATATTCTACAAGAATATCAGAAATATTACCTTTATTCTTACAGAACTTAATAATAAATTCATTAGACGGACGAGGAAGATTCAAATTTTCATTTGTGGTAGCTATGACTTTAAGTAATTTATTACTTTCTTTGTCATAAACTTTAATATCAGAATTAAATGCAGGTTCGTATGAGCATATCATCATATGATAGAACTTGAAATCAAACGATGTACCACAACATACATGACACGGATACATTTTACCCGATGGACCAACTTTTAGAGTGCCATACTTTTCGGTAGTTTCAACAAGAATAATTTTACATTTTTCGTACTTCATAAGTTTTGAATTGTATTAAGTTAAACAAAATAAAAAACTCCTCCAATATCATCACGACATAAGAGGAGTATGTGTCCGCAGCAGATGGACACTAAATGAATCAGTCGAATTAATTGGCTATGGAAGTGCTATACTGACAAATACGGATGACTGATTCATTAATATTAAAGGATGTGCCTAACGAGTAGCGAACCTACTCCGTAGCCTAACAGAGATTCGAACTCTGATTTCGAGAATGAAAATCTCGCGTCCTAACCCTTAGACGAAAAGGCCAAATAAGAGTATATAATCCTTTAATTATTAAAGATAACTTAACTCTAATTATACTATCACAATTAGTAATAATATAAGTTTGTTGACTAAACTTTCATATTATGTTACAAGGTCTAAAATAGTTAATTTACCTTGTTCTTACTCTTATAAATATAATACATGCAGCAGGAAGATTATAAATAAGAGTAATAGTTGTTCTACCAAGATTCGAACTTGAAATTTCAGAACCAAAATCTGACGTGTTACCATTACACCATAGAACAATTTTTGTAGCATTGAATCTACCACGTTCTAAAATGGCAGATTGTATAACATGATAGACCAATGCTACAATATAAGTTAAAGTAGTTCATATTTCATCCCCCGTAGAGGAATACACACGACCTTACTTCTTACTTACAGGAAACTTACCAAGTTTATAAGCTGCAAATGCAGCAACAACTCCAAGAATAATATTAACGACTACAACCCAAGTGTTCATAGTCTTAATATCAATAACTCCTAAAATACAAATAGCGGCAATCATAAGCACTCTCCACCAAAACTTGTTCATAAGCAAAAACAATTAAATTAACAAATTAATAACCGAATTTATCTGCCATTTCATTATCTTCATCAGAAACTTGTTCAGGTTCAAAGCCTACTTCATCATAATCCGTATCATAAAGTTCGGAGTTAATTTCTACTCCATCCGGGTCATAATCTCTCATAGTTAAATATTATTCTTCTTTCGTTGCAACAGTTTCAACTATTTCAGCAATTTCTTTGTCGTTAGTAACTTCACTGATTTCAGTGTTAAGTTCAATTTCAAGGAAATTGTTAATAGTCTTATTTGCAGAGTTTGCAAAACTTGTAAATGCGCTTACAAGAGCCTTAATAAAGAAAGACTCTGTATAACGATATTCACGGGACAGTCCACCAGCCTTAACGGCAAACTTGTTCCAAAGGAAATCAACATATCCTTTCTTACCACGAAGTTCGTTCTTCTGATGAAGATAGTTAAGAATAGCGAGAGAAGTGAAACGACGAATCTCTGCGTTATCCTTAACAATACATGCTAATTCAAGCACGTGTGTAGGAATGTTTTTAACCGCAGGATTCTCTTTAAGTTTACGGGCAATCTTACCGAGCTTATTTTCCTTTTCAGTTTTTACAAACTGAGGACGATTTTCTCCCTCATCGTTAGGAAGCTCTTGTTCGACCATAGGTTCGTTGTTTTCAGCAGGCACTTCTTTTACCTCTTTAACTTCTTGTTTTTTGGCAACAACTTGTGTCTTTTCTGCTACTTTTTCAGTATTCATAATAATAGTAATATAAAATGGTGGTTTATTATTAAATCAGTGTAAAGATAAATCTTTATTTTGTAATATGCAACTATATAATAATATTTTTTACTCAATAACCGATAATAATGCTATTAGTTGGAAATATGGTAATATAAATACAATAAACAGCAATATAATCCATTATATAAAGTAAAAATAGTAGTGCCAGCTATTACACCAGCACTACTAATATATAGCTACAAATCCAGCATCTTGTCCATAAGACGACTTGCTGCAATTTCTCCCATCTTACCGAAACGAACTCGGATAAGATTATTGATAATAGTGTCATGGTCGTAAGTAACACCTTCAACATTCTCACGAGTGCTAAAAGGATTACGATATGTAACACCAGCGGGAATCTCACTCTGAATAATGTCAATAGTGGAACCTGCGAACAGCAGAGGAAGAGCAGTAGGATGGTTCAGAAGATGATTAGCAATCCATGCCTTTTCGTCATCTTCTTTGAGTGCGCCACAAATGGCAAAGAGAGAAGTGAAAATAACATTAGTCATACCCTCTTTGTAAGTACCGGTTTCTTCATCGCGAACATAACCGCGAACTTTGTTTGCGAGAGTAAAGGAAACCATAGTATAGTTATCCTTTTCAGTAAAGTTCGCGTTTTTAACACGAATACCCGGAATCTTTTTGCCTCCAGCAGCAATGATACCTTTAACGATGGCATCATAATCGCTTGTCTTAACTTCAGGCTGAACAGCAGCAGCTTGTTCTGCACCTTGTACAACAGTTTGTTCCATAATAATTTAATAATTAACGTTAATTTAGATACTGTTAAAGCCGTATCTATCGCTTATGCTGAATGTAGTGTTTCGAATATTTTTACTATTAATTGAAACATTTTTGTTATTAAGTACATAAATAGTACTTTTAATAATGTTTGAAAGAAGAAAAGTCTTTTTAACTCGATTTGATACTATTGTTGATGTTAATAAGGTAAGTACAGATGTGTCTCGGTGTAGTTCCTCTACGGGGGTGCAAATGAGAGCAAATAATATCAAAAATATAAGTACTAACAAATATGATATTATAGCTTTTTCAGTTTCTTATATTTTTTGTATTGTTTATATTCTTTAATAGCTACATAAGATGCTATAATAGTCGATCCTATTGTTACTACTAAAGATATACATATTACAATTATTTTTATTGAATCCATAAGCTATGATGTTAATATCATTAATAATAATGGTAAACCCCATACTAACATGAATGCTATAAATATAGCCATCCCATCTGATGATTTTTCATGTTTATCTGGGTCTGTATTTTTGTATATTAAAAATACTATTACTATTATTACAATAGTTAATATAATCCAAGGTAGAATTTCTGCTCCTTGTTCTGATAAAGAAGAGCCTCGTGAATATGATGTATAATCTGCTAATTTTCCTCCTGCGTATAATAACATAAGTTGTGATTTATTTTGTTAGTATTTTAAATACTTTCTTAATTATTATAGTTAAAATCCATATTACAGCTATTAATTGTAACATAATTATTGCTATTACTATCGTATAAAGAGTGATTTCTAATAGTAATGCAGTTACTAATGTTATTGTATCCATAGTTTATCTTGTTTTGAGTTGTTTAAAGGTTGGAATTATATATGATTTTGGGTTAGGATAAACTTTGTAATGAAAATAGGAATGAACTTAATAAAAATAAGAACGATAAAGGAAAAGTTAAATGAAAGTTCAATTATTTATTTAAAAGGGTTTTAAGGTTGGAATAATAAAGGGACGAAAAAGAGTAATGTTTAACAGGAATAAGAATATTGTGGAGATGATGATGAAATGAGAAGTGAAATGAAGAATTAATGGAGGTGAATCAGATGCTCCAACTTACTCTTTCTCTTTCTCTTAATCTTATTCTTATTCCACCTATTTATCGTTAAGGAATAGGAACTAATGATTTTGCTATTGTAAAATCCACTAAACAACATGCTAATTTCATTAATATTCCTATTCCTTTTGTTAATATTCATTTTGAAAAAGTAAATATAAATGATTTTGTTAATCAATTTAATGAAATTAAATATGATTTTGTTATTTAAAATCTTACTTATATTCTTTGTTTTAATTATAAAGGAATAGATTATGGATAGTTTTGTTACTAAACCCAGTGCTGATAACTATGATTTAGCTATCCATAATGCTATTCCTATAGAAACAGGAGAATTTAATACCGATTCTGAATCTGAAAATATAGAAGTTAATAATGATTTTGTATATAATTCTCCTGTTGTTATTTCTTATGATTTTGTTACTATTGATTTTGCAAGAGCGTTTGTAGGTGAATGCATTCCTCTACGGGGGAATAAATAAGGTCAAATAATAACAAATCTTACTATTGGTTTTCTTACTCCTGTTATTTATGAATGATTTTATTAATTTTAAATATGATTTTGTTATTGATTTTATTAGTGGAGAATTTAGTTACGATATTTAAAGACCACTTTTCGAATTTCAATAATATGTTTACCATATCTATTTTCAATATCTTTAACAAAAGATTGATTAATAAAATCACCTAATCTTATTTTATTATGATAAACATAAGGGAGAGCATTTATAAGTTTATCTATTTGATTGTTCGTTAAATAATCCTGTGGGTTGTCAAAAGTAAACTTTTGAACAACACCACCTTCAAAGGCAATTGTAACTTTAAGAATATAATCTTTTACTTCATTCATATCATTGATATTTATTAGTTATAAAACCGTTAATAAAACAAATATTATAGTAATCATTAATAAAATTATTCATTGTGTAATATCCGTTTTTCGGTCATTTTTTCCTCAATATATGTATATTTTACTATCGTAAAATATATATACATATATTGGTTTTTTTTCGTTAGAGCAACATAATCATTAGTGTAATCATCAGTTATTTTACTACCAGCGACAGCATGGCAGTTACCCTTTGTGTCTCGTCCATTACGACCACTAATTACGAGCATTATATAGAACTCTTAATATCATGTCCTATATTGCTCGGATTCTTTCTTGTTATAAAATGAGGGATTTGAAGACAAAGGAGAGAAGCGGTTATTCACCGCCTCTCCCATTGTATCACAGCTGGTTCATCAGCAGCTGCATCTGCATGTTCTCCAGCAGTTTCACCTGCTTGTCGAGCAGTTTGACCTCTTTGATGTTGGTCGAGAAGCCCTCATGCTCGTGGACAGCATCATCGCCGTCATACGTTTTGTACGGATCACCAGCAGCGAATTGAACACGCTCAATCACGAACTCTGCACCACGACAGAGAATCTGCAATTGAGCAGCATTGATTCCACCACTCACGCCTTGACGAATAGCACGCTCGCGAGCATCAACGTGGAGATCTGCAAGTTCAGGCAGACAGTTGATGAGTTGAGCGATAGCTACGTTAGGCAGGAAATCGACGTAGTCAGCAGTGGCCAAAACATTCTGACCATCTTCTCCACGACGATACGCAGGAAAAGAATCTGCAAAGTTGAAACGGTAGCGAATACCGTCAACACCTTCGTACACACTAACGCGGACCAGTTTGGTCTTCACGATAGTAACAGCGGTAGTAACCGCATCTTTGGTTTGAGTTGCCATAACAACGTTACGTGCTCCTTTGGCACGGGCATTAGAATTAACGACGGTCGTATTGCCAGTACGAACAGCCGGTGCATCACTAACGATGCCAAATTCTTTATTGTTATTATATGAGGGGATAGATATAAATATTGCTAATAGCGTGTCATTTAGACATACTATTGGCAATATGTTATATAAGCTCTGCATACATCGCAACACGTTTATCTTCGGTAAGATAAGGATACACTTTAATGTCCTCCTCATCATACTCTGGCATTTCAGCAAATTCGAAACCGTGATCTTCTTTGAGGATTTTACGAGCTATGTCAAGATTTTCAATTTTGTCTATAAGACAAATGTCTACACGTCTTTTAATAGTTTGGTCATCTACGATAAATACGTTCCACATAATAGTAAGTTGTTTAGTTAAATAATAGGATGAATTGTGTGTGAAAATGCTGGGACATACAGCCCCAGCATCATCATCTACTTGTCAAATACGTTTGCCATCTTCTCTGCAAACACTTTCAGGTTCCACATCAGCAACGGCATTGCGATTATACAACCGCAGAAGTACAGCTCATTGTTGTTCTCAATGGCCAATACGATAACCACAATGCATATAATCATGCACACGATGTGGTTGATGAAGTTCAAGATTCCAATGTACTTTTTCATAGTGGATTTTAGTTACAGCAATGAAACGTTCAATGCCAAATTCTTTATTGTTATTATTGGGAGGGATGGCAGTAGTTCTATCAACATCTTTATTTATTTTTATAATAATATAATCATTATCAAATTAATTTGATTTTGTAGAAACAAGACGGGGGGAGTTCAAGTCCAATCCAAGACCCCGGGGTTCATATACAATAGGTCCCCTCTCTTAAACATATACACTACAATTTACTATCTCCATCTTAAACTCAAATAGCATCTCCACCTTAATCTTACATAACAACTCAAACTTAAACCAAAATAACAATTTTCATTTAAACTCAAATAATATCTTCAACTTAAACTCTTAATCTTATATGTCGCACAATATTTATATCATTTCCTTTTAATCTCCTAAATTATCTTCCACTTAAAATTTATTATTAACTTCTTTCTATCTACCCTTATAAAAATAATTCATTTCATAATCTCTTTATTCATTAAAATTAACTATTGTTTTACAATACATTTCTCCATAATTAAAATAGTTCTTTTTATCATTACATTTCCCCTTTCCAATCCTACACCCACAAAAAGAAAGTCGGACCTAAACCCGACTCTTTATCAGATTATCAAATCTATAATATAAAATATAATCATAACTACTATAACTATGGCAGGTATCACCAACATAGTCAATCCTCCTATTTCATTTTCTTTATCCATATCATCCAATTCCAAGAATTGTACATCCAGTATGAATAACTGCTCCAATAACAACTACAATAATTAATAACAACAATATCATCATTATTAATCCTATCCTCCAAACTATTTTATTTTTCATCATTCATAGTTTTTAAATAAGTATCCCAATTATAATAAACGTCGACAAGAAAATTATACATATCTTTTCCTGTAAGGTCAAAACGTTCCATAACCATAAGTGTAATAGTAGATAAAGAATAAGCACGATCCTTTTTAAGATTATTCATTATATGATAAAGTTTATCAATATCTTGAATAGAAAGATTAAACTTATTATTTATAAAATCCATAATAATTATAAATTAATCATTATTACAAATATTACAATAAGAACCTCGCTCTTTAAGAGCTTCATCAATTAAATCATCAACACTACCAACATCTTCTCCATTGATGATTTCTACTTCTTCATTTTCATAATCATTCATAATAATATTATTTAGGTATTAGAATATTACACAATATAACATTTTTATTTGGTATTGACAAAATTATTTGTATATTTGTACATAAATAATTGTTAAATTTATATTGCTATGTATTTAATTGGTAATAATTTTGATGGCCAAGTTATAGACGAAGTCAATTATAAAGTTTATGGTAAACAACAAGTTATTAATCTTGCTGTTCCTAAAAGTGTTATTTCTACTACAAAGAAATTTGTTATTATTGCAAGTACGTTATATGAGTTGAATCATAACGAAACTGTTGTTTATGGTAATATTATTTCTACTCTTCGTAACTTTTATACTAAAGGTATTAATACTCGTATTATTAAATTTGATGATAAGTTTTTCTTAAAGTGTGAAGCGGAACATGGTATTAATAGACGTAATGCAAGAAATGCTATCAATATGCTTATTAAAAAAGAAATACTTGGACAAATAACTACACCTAATAAGAAATTATATACTGACCGTGCTATACTTAATCCTAATCGTACTCCTGATAATGTTATTGAAAGTAATGTTGAATGTATAGTTATTACTCTTTGACATCTTTATAATATTATAAAATAAAAGCGTTTTTATTTGGTACTTATATAAATATTGATTAAATTTATTCCATTGTTTCATTTTAATATTTATATTTATATGGTACTAATTAATGCTACTCAAACAAAACTTAAAGAGGGTGATGCAGAAGTTCCTCCTATTAAACGTATAACAATTAAACGACAAAGAAATGATTAAATTAGAAAGTAAATTAAAAGACTATTCACTTTTGATTCCCACAAGTGTTAAGGAAATTACTCCCGAACATTATGAAGCTATGCTAAATAGTCTTATTCTCCAAGATCATTATTGTGTTATTGCTCTTGTACATAAGATTAAATTATTTAGTCTTGCAAGTGTAGTTAATGCTAAAAATCCTCCCACGGTTGAAGTTGTTCCTATTATTGCAAAGGTTTGTACACCTAATGAAGATATTAAAGAAAGACTGAAAATTGGTTATCGAGCAGTTATCAATAGAAGTTCTCTTGAAATGGGTACTCATTATAATTCTGCTGGTAATGATATTACTTTAACCGCAGTTAATAATTTTATTGATGATGACAAAGAATTGCGAAATGATATTATAACTGGAGATTATTTCAAAGAAGAAGGCAAAGCTATTATTGATAGTAAAAATGCAAGTCCTAAATGCTGTTTTGTTGAGTTTAAGATTGTACCTATTAATAATGTTATTGGAGCTTATGAAATAGGCGGAAATAAACTCCATCCTTTTGTTGAAAAGAATAACGAAAGTGTTAATTAACAATATATTGATTTTAGAGCTGGTATGAATAATGGAACGTGGTGCTTCCTTTACGGGGGAGCGCACGAGCGAAGCGAGTGCTTATTATTCATATCAGCTTTATTATTTTTAATTGTATTACATGAGTGATATAGTTAATATTAAAAACTTAGATGAACTTGATGCCGAATATGTATTAATCTGTAAAGATGCAGATGATATATTTAATGATTTAAAGTTCAATAACAAAAAAGAAGAAGATACATGTAGAATGATTATTGACTTTATTGAGAAAACTATTTCTAAAGGAGTCAAAGATTTCAAATGTATGGCTTTGCCTTTTGTTGGCAATCTTCGTTATAATCCTATTGATAAGGCAATGACTGCTCATTATAAAGAACTTAAACTTGCCCGACAAGTTATGGATAAAGATGAGTATAAAGAATATGCCAGAGGCTTGTATTTTTATGAAGAAAATAAAATCAAAGCTGAAACAATTCGTAAACGTGTTTTAGATAAGATTAAAAAACGTAACAATAAACGTTATATTAGATACTGTATGACTTTAGGAAAAGCTTATGCTGATGCTTTTCTTTATTGTATGAGTATATTTGAAGAAGTTCCTTTTAATTTTGAATTACAAGAAAAATACGATGAGCTTACTAATAGAAAACATAATTAGTATTGATGATAGCGGGATGCCTAAACCTCCTACTGTTCATCAATTATTAGATAAAGATATATGTTTACTTTACGCACGTGATAATACTAAAGATAAACTTAAGTATATGAAAGAGTGCGGAGTAATATATTATCTTGCTGATCCTCGAAGTCCTGCAAGACAACAAGGTCTTACTGATGCAGAATGTCTTAAAGAGGCTATTGAGAATTTTGATTTGCCCAAAGATTATAGTCCAGATAGTCTTGTCCTTAAAATAGCAGCTCGATATTATAAATTAGCAGTAGGCCCTGCTGGTATAGCATTAGAAAATTTATATCGTTCTATTCATACTGCCGATATTATTATTAATAAATGTCATGATTTGCTTACTGAGAAATTAAATGGTGGTATTACACAAGAAGATATTGGTCCTGTTATTGATAATCTTGATAAGATTACTTCTCGTGCTAAACAAATTCCTGAACTTATGAAAGCTGTATCTGTTGCTAAAGAAAATCTTAAAGAAGAATCTGAACAAGTTATGGCTCGTGGTGGTAAAGGTGTTACTTCAAGTATGGACGCTAATAGTAGTTTATAATATGGAATTTAAAATACCTGAATCTTTTAATGTTGGCGGAGTTACTGTCAATATTAATCATGTTGAACGTTGTGATAATAATGCTTTAGGAAATTGTTTACTTGCAGCAAGTAGAATTGAAATTGCAGATTTATGTAACAAAGATACTAAACAAAGTGAAAGTAATAAACTGAATACTTTCTTTCATGAACTTACTCATTCTATTCTTGATACTATGGGTGAAAATGAATTATCTACAAATGAAAAATTTGTTTCTACTTTTTCTTCTTTTCTAACAGAAGCTATTACAACTGCAAAATAAGTTATGTTACAATTAAGAGATAAACGTTATAATGATGTTCGTCTTATATTTAAAGAAGATGGACACAAATATACTGATACTTTAGGTAACGAGTATCTTTCTACTACTACCTTTCTTCACGATTATTCTCCGAGGTTTGATAAATCTTATTGGCTTCGTAAGAAAGCTAAAGAACTTGGAATTAGTGAAAAGAAACTTGCAGCTCAATGGGATGCTATTAGAGATGAGGCTTGTGATAGAGGAAGTAAAACTCATAATGGTCTTGAAGATGGAGTAAAACTTGTTTCTAAATTTAATGATGCTATCAGATATTCTCAGCAATATGATGATAATTCTATGAGTACTGTTGCTGATTTACCTCAAATAGATAAGCATATAAAAGAACTCGATGTTAAAGCTTTTATTGATTATACTGAAGGAAAGTATACTGATCTTTATAATGTATTTGACTATTATACCAAAAATGGTTATAAAATCTATGCAGAAATTGGTGCATTTCTTATTGATTATCTTCTTTCTGGCACTATTGATGTTTTGTGTATACGAGACGATAAATTTGTTATAGGCGACTATAAGACTAACCGTGGAGGTCTTAAATTTGAATCTGGTTACTTTAAAAAAGATAAGACTGAAAAACCTGCACAAGATACTGATATTTGGGTTCCTAAAGATGAATGGCTGTTGCCTCCTCTTAATAATCTTCCTAATTGTAATGGTTCTATTTATAATATGCAGCTTTCTATTTATGCCGCTTATGTGGAAATCATTCTTGGCATTCCTTGTGCTGGTTTATGGCTTTGTCATATAGATTCTGATTTTGTTCTTAACAAATATGGAATGCCTAAACGTTTTCCTGATAATAGTTTTAAGATTAAAGAGAATCCTGTTGAGAAAGTTACTATGCATAAAATGCCATATCGTAGAAATGAAGTTATGGCTATTCTTGAAGATAGAAGAAAAACTCTTAGAGCGCAACAAATTAATACTCAATTTTCATTAGGTTTATGAAAAAAATTTATTTGTTAGTAACAATTATAGTTTTATCTATATTTAACATTGGATGTACATCTAATGGAAATGTACCTATTAAAGAAACTATTTATATCCCCGTAAAGGATACAATTAATGAACAAGAAAATATAGCACGAATTATTCGTCTTGAACATGATATTACTCTTTATCAAGATAGTCTTAAAATGATACGAGATAGTCTTGGTGAAGATTTATTTATTGCAAATTATAAACTTGCCCGAATTAAATATTATACAAAAATAGTTGATAACAAACCTGCACAAATTAAATTTTATAAAGGATGGATAAAGAGAACGTTAAACGAGTAATTTTTAATTTTACTATTAATAATAATAGCAAGATTAAAAATAAAAGACATAATTCTAATTTTAATACTAAGCACTATAAAAATGGAACTCCAAATAATATAGATGGAGAAATATGGAAACCAATTAAAGGTTTCGATGATATTTATTATGTTTCTAATAAAGGAAGAATTAAGAATATTATTTCTAATAAATTAATGTCTACTTTTATTGTTGGAAATTATTATAAAGTTTCATTAAAAGCTATTCCATATTTTGTTCATAAACTTGTTACTATTGCGTTTATTCCTAATCCTGATAATAAACAATGCGTTGATCATGTAGATACGAATACGTTTAATAACAATATTGAAAATCTTAAATGGGCTACAATAAAAGAAAATAATAATAATCCTATTACTGTTTCCAAACAAGTAAATAGACTTCGTTCTTATAATGTTGATAGAAAGATAAAAGTAATTAAATTTAAATATAAAGATTATAATAATACTGAAATATTTGACAGTGTATTGAATGCTGCTAAATCTATAAATGATTCTTCCACTAATATTAGTAGAGTTTGTAAAGCTAATTCTAAAGTTTCTGTTCCACGTTATAGATGTAAAGGATATTGCTTTATGTATGAAGATAATTTTAATAGTTTAGTTAAACATTGTAATGAAATTAAAGAATAAATTAATAATGTTTAATTTAAATAAGTTATGGAAGTTCTTGAATATGGTCTTTGTGGTCTAAGAGAAATTAGACTTATAAAAGAAGAAAGAGTTATAGGAGAATTTAATGGTTCTACTATTGAAGATTTTGCTACATCTTATACTATTCAAATTCGTATTCCTTATTTTCTTTTTTGGCATAAGTGGGTTACTCTTGCTACTTGGGGAGTTCTTAATACATTAACTTCTGATAAAGATGATGTTAATAGAGATCTTATATTAGCTAAGATGGGAGCTTATACTTTATATAATAAAATGATTAAATATGGCGGATTTCAAAACAGCTCTAAATAAAGTTCTTAAATGGGAAGCAGGATATGTAAATGATCCTGATGATTCAGGTGGAGAAACATTTGCTGGTGTTTCGAGAAACAATAATAGAACTTGGAAAGGTTGGGCACTTATTGATAAACATAAAGTTGGTATCATGTTGCCACAAGGATTATCGAGGCTTAACGATAAGTTATTTGCTGATAAAGAACTTATGAGTCTTGTTGATGATATTTACAAGACTAAATATTGGGACCCTATTCAATTAGACCTTATTACTTCTCAACGTGTTGCTGAAGAAATATTTGATACTGCTGTAAACATGGGAGTCGGAACTGCTGTTAAATTCGCTTATGAAGCATGTGGATTACCTATTTCAACTAAAGTTACAAATGAACTTATAACTACTCTTGTTAAAATTAAATCATAGTATATTATGAAAGACTTTACATTTAAAGATTTAATATATCTTATTATTATATTTGTTCTTATATTTTTAGTATCGAGATTATCTATTAAAAAAGATGTACCAGTAGAATCTATCAAACCTATTGATACAAGTTATAATAGAGTAGTTATTGATTCTATTAAATATAATATAATTAAAAGAGATTCTATTATTATTCACATTAAAGATTCTATAATTTATGAATTACAAATTAATCAAAGTGCTTCTGATAGTATGCTTATTGTTAACTTTCAAAAGTTATTGTCAGAATAAAGAATCGATTGTTTCCTCTACGGGGGAACTTCAATTAATTGGTGATGGCAAATGTATTGTCCCTATTGAACTTATTCGTAAAGCTAATGCTAAACTTATAGAGCGTAAAGGTTTTGCTAAAATTATATGTCAACAAGATACTATTATTAGATTGCAGAAATTGCAGATTAACGAATATAATAATGTTGTTATAGATATGCAGAGTAGAATAACTGATGCTAATAAGTATAACGAAGAGTTGCACGCTGCTATTGAAAAACAAATAAAGAAAAATAAAATACTTGTAGGTACAACTTGTGGAACAGTTGCTGTTACTATACTTGTTTTACTGATTAAATAAGTTATTATGGCTGAAGATAAATATCCTTTTCTTGAATATATTAATGAAGATAAAAGTCATTATAAAAAAGCATCAGAGCTTGGATTTGTAGACCCCGATAATCTTTTTCTTGTAGGAGATAGCGGGGGTTTTCTTATGAATATTCAACCTGGAATGCGTTTTGTAAATACACATCTTTTTCAAGAAGTAGCTAATTATTTTCTTGCTAATGGTAATAAATATTGTCATTATAAAGAAGATAGTATTCCTCATAGACAGTTTCGTAAACGTGAGGAATATAGACGTAAAAAGGGTTTTTCTGCTCCATGTCTAATGATGCCTGATGGTTCTATTAAAGAAGTTCGTATTACTGGTGCTCATTATAATTTTCTTAATTATAGTAGAATGGAGCAGTTGGATGAAACTACTATTAAACGTGGTAATACTAATACTGCAAAGAAATATTATAGTTTTCCTAAATTTATTGATGCTCAGTTTTGGACCTTTCATGTAATGGAGTTTGCAGAGAATAATGGTTTTCATCTTATTATTGATAAAACTCGTCGTGGAGGTTTTTCTTATATTATGGCTTCTGATAGCGCTAATAGAATAAATCTTCAATCTCGTAAGATGGTTATTCATGTTGCTGCTGATAAAAAATTCCTTACTGCGGATAAAGGTTTATCTGATTTTACTATTAGTGGACTTAAGTTTTATGAAGAGAAAACTCCTTTTGTTAGAGGTATATTTAGTACAAATAAAGAAGACTTTCGTTTAGGATATAAACTTCCTAATGGTATGGAAGCTGATAATTCTTGGAAATCTTCTTTGTTTTCTGTTAGTGCAATGAATAATCCTGATTGCGCTATTGGTAAAGATGCTGTTTGTGTTAAAGCTGAGGAGTTATCTACTATGAATAACTTTGATGAATTTATGAATGTTACTGAACCTGCTATGCGTACTGGCGCTTATACTACTGGTATTCTTATGGCTTGGGGTACTGCTACTTCTGGTAATATGCAAATTTTTGAAATGAACTTTTATAATCCTAAAGCATTTCATTTTATGCATTTTGAAAACGTTTGGGATAAAGATAGTAGGAATGAAGTTTGCGGTTTCTTTAAACCCTATTGTTGGGGACTGCAAGGTGAAATAAATAAAATTAAAGGTGTAGATAAAGATGGTAATAGTAATCTTGAAATAGGACTTGTTATTGCCAAACGAGAACGAGAAGAACGTAAATCTACATCTAAAACATATGCTGACTATATTAACTATCTTGGCCAGTATGCTTTAACTCCTTCTGAGTCTTTTAGTAGTGCTACTGAAAACTTGTTTAGTTCTGAAGAACTTACTGCTTGGGAAGAAAGACTTAGAAATGATGAACTCTATAAGTTTTATGTTGATGGTATGCTTGAAGAAAGCGAAATAGGACAAATTCAATTTAAATCTAATGAGCGTCTATATAAAGAAGGAAAAAGAGTTTATGACTATATAAATGGTGTTCCTCGTCGTGCTAATGAACAACCTCATGGTTGTATTCGACGATGGTTTGCTCCAGAATATATTGAAGAGTATACTGAATCAGGTGTTAAAAGATATATACCTCAAGGTACTTATAGTATATCTTATGACCCTGTTGGTATTGATAAAGAAGGAAAAGAAATTACTTCTCGACATTCTCACAATAGTATTAAAGTTTGGATGAATCCTAATATTAATAACGGATATAAACAAAAACTTGTAGCTTCTTATTACGGTCGTCCTGATAGTCTTGAAGAAGCTGATAGAATTTGTTATATGCTTGCTAAATATTATAACTGTATTGGAACTACTTGTGTCGAAATTAACCGTGGTGAAACGGTTAAAAATTTTAGACAATGGAAAGCTATTAAGTATCTTGCTTATGATCCTTTATTTGTTTGGGATTCTACTATTAAAGGTAAAGTTTCTTCGAGCTATGGTTTTAGTATAGGTGGTGGTGCTCAACGTAAACTTGATGCTCTTCGATTACTTAAAGAGTTTCTTTATGAAGAAATAGGTAAAGATGAAAATGGAAATCCTATTAGGAACTTTCATCGTATTTATGATTATCAAACTATTCTTGAATTAAAGAAATGGAATGCTATTGGAAACTTTGACCGAGTTTCTGAAATGATTGTCCGAGGTATTGAGTGGAAAGCTATGGATATCAATGCCAAAAAAGAAATGGACAAAAGAAAGAAAATTAATGTTTATGATGATGAAAAAGATATACTATCTCGTCCTTGGTTTTAACAAAAAATAATTATGGCCGCTGTATTTCATGATTTTGCTTCATACGCTTTTCCTAATCAACGTGTTTCTAATGCTGAAAAAGAAAAGCCAGAATGGTATGCTAATTGTTGCGATTATGTTATTTCTGCTGGATTAGCTGCTGCACCTGATAGAGAAGAATTAGAAAAGATGTATAGAATGTTAGCGAATGATATTCCTGATGAATTCTATGCTAAAATTCTTAATCCTTATAACGCTACTAATGAAAAGTATAAAAGGTTTCCTGCAACGATGCGTAACTATGATATTATTTCTGGAGTTATTCGTCGTTATGTTTCTGAATATATTAAGAACCCTCATGATTTTATTGTTGGAGCTAACAACCCTGATGTTGTTATGGCTCGCGATGCTCAGATTAAACAAGAAATGCTTCGTCTTGCTGAAGTGCAAATTGCAGCTAAAATATCTGAGTCTTATCAACGTTTTATAAATAAAGGTAATGATCCTCAGCAATTTAATCCTCAAGAAGCTATTGATATAAATGCTGAAATTGAAAAATTTAAGCAAGAATATATTGATAAAACTTCTGCACAAGGACAAGAGCTTCTTAATGTTATAGATGATATTACTGAAAGTCTTGTTTTATATTCACAAGCATATTTCGATTTTGTAGCATTTGGAGAATGTTATACTTACTCCGATGTAGTAGGTAACAAACTTATTAAACGAGTTGTTTCTCCTCGTGATGCTTTTCCTGTTCCTAATGATTCTCAATTCGTTGAAGATTATGATATGTTTGCTGAACGTATGAAAATGACGTATCAACAAATTGTAGATAACTTTGATGAATATCTTAGTGAAAAAGATAGAAAGTTTTTAGAAACATATTATGCTCGTCATAGTGCCAGCGATGCTACTCCGCTTAGTTATAAAATGTATGCAAGTTACTATGGAGATGTTTGTTCTAAATTTACTGCTCAAGAACGTGAAGCATTTGAGTCTAATAGTATTATGGCTCGCGATAATAATACTGGTCTATATGACGTATGGCATGTTGTTTGGCGAGGTGAAGTTCGAAGAGCTATTGTTACATATGCTGCAAATGGTTTCCTTGCTCAACGCGTAGTAAATGATGATTATGTTCTTAATCCTGAAATAGGAGATGTTTCTATTGAATATATTTATGAACCTCAAGTTTATGAATCTGTTCGTATTGGAGGACGTAATAATGCAATCTATCCTTATAAAGCAAGAGCTATTGCTTATAATCGTAAAGGTAAATTACCTTATAATGGTCTTGTAGAACTTATTAAAGGTTTTGGTCCTTTCTCTATTGTTAAAACAATGACTCCTTATCAGGTGTTTATGAATATTGTTTATTATCATCGAGAAATGGCTATTGCTAAGAACAAACTTAGTGTTCTTCTTGTTTGTAAATCGCTACTTGGTTCTTCTAAAGAAGATGTTGAGGATGCTATATATAAGATGGCTGCAGATGGCGTTTTATATATAGATGATAGTGATGACCAAAACATGCTTAAAGCTCAACAAATCAGAATGCTTAATGCTTCTATTGGAGACTATATTACACAACTTACTAATCTTATTACTGAAATTGAAAATACTGCAAAAGACCGTGTAGACATGACACCTCAACGTTATGGTCAAATTGCTAATAGCGCAGGTAAAGGAGTTACAGAAGAAGCTATTATGCGAGGGTCTATGGGTTCTGTTATTATTGAATTTATGTTCGATGCTATGCGAGAACGAGATTGTGCTCGTGATCTTGACTTTACTAAACTTGCATGGATTGATGGTCTTAATACATCTTATAGAGATGCAGATAATAATATTAAATATATTAGCTTGGACGTAAATAGTCATGTTTATGCTGATTATATTATTAAAGCTAAGAATTCTATTAAAGAAAAAGAAAAGCTTGATCAAATTAAGCAATTTGCTTTTAGTGCTGCTCAAAATGGTGATATGAATATGGCTATTGCTTCTATTGCTGGAGATAATGTTTCTGCTGTTAAGAATTTAATTATGAAGTTCCAAGCAGAAAAACAACAGCACGAAGAAGCCTTAAAGTCTATGGACCAACAACTCGCGCAAATGGAACAAGAGTTTGAGTTACAAAAGATTGCAGCTAAGGGTGAAGAAGATCGTAAAACGCTTGAAGTTAAGAACTATCTTGACCAGCAAATTGAACTTATTCGCGCTGACGCTAACATGATTAGTTATAATGCTGATGTTCCTGAAGCTGAAAAGACTGCTGGATTAGCTCGTCTCGAAGAAGCTCGTGCACAAGTTGAACGTGATAAAGTACAAGTTGAACGAGAAAAGAGTTATATTGATGCTGCAAGTAAAGCTGCTGACCGTGCTGTTAAGATGCATGATATTGATACTAAACTTAAAATTGCTAAAGAGAATAAAAATAAGTATGATTTTAAGAGTAAAAAGAGTACTAAAAAATAATACTGAATTAAGGCCCGGAGCAATGCTTCGGGCTTTATTATTTAGCTATTGGAGGCTTTATATATGAATTTATTAATGAAGTGAATGAAGCGGCAATAGAATAGGATTCGTTCCTTTACGGGGCGGAAAATCAAAATTTCATATAACAGTATATATAATAGTCAACGATAATATAGATTTTTGAATAAAAATTGCTATTGCTATTGCATCATATACATATTATTATTATATTTACATAGATTGTTTAACCTAATTAAAAAGTTGTTATGCCCGAAGTTGATTTTGGTTTTGGTGGCGGTTCATCTGGTGATAATGCTGGAGCTACCGGAGGACAAGCCGGTGATGGTGTTAACGACATTAACAATGGAGGAAATAGTTTAACTCCTCCTGATATTAATGACGATAACAATGGTAATTCTAATGATAACAATGGTGCTGGAGATACTAATGGAAATAATGGCACCGATGATAAAGGTAATAGCGATAATAGTGGTGATGGAAATAGTAATGCTATTCCTCATGATTATGAAGCTGGTACTGAAATTGAAGTAGATGGTTCTACTTATTCTGTAGCCGAGAACGGTGATATTCTTGATAAAGATGGTAATGTCTTTAAAGAAGCAAAAGATGTTAAAGAGTGGGTTGCAAGTTTTGAAGTTGAGAATACTAATCCTGATGAAATTAATATTGAAAATTTGCAGAAAACTTTTGATGTCGAACTTACTGATGAAAATGGTAAACCTATTGAGTTTGAAAATACTCTCGATGGCGTTAAAGCATATGTAGAATCTATTATTGAAGTTCAAAAAGAAGAAATTCAAGAAGCTGCTATTAATACTTTATATGCCAAGTATCCTATTTTAGAAACTTTAGTTCCTTACATTGCAACTAATGGAGGTTCTATTGAAGGGTTTACTGATATTAAAGACCGTTCTGGTGTTACTATTGACGAATCTAACGAAGCGCAACAAGAAAGTATTATTCGTGAATCTTGGGCCGAGCAAAAAATTAGTGGAAATGTAGATAACTATATTGCTTATCTTAAAGCAAATGGGATGCTACTTGATACTGCTAAAGCAGAACTTGCTGCATTGCAAGAAAAAGATGCTTCTCTTCGTGAACAACTTGCACAAGAAGCAGAAGAGGCTGAACAAGCAGCTATTGAACGAGAAACAAAGTTTTGGACTGGAGTTAAAGAAACTATTGATAGTAGGAATATTGCAGGATATAAAATTCCTGATACTATTATCATTGAACGTGATGGTAAAAAAATTAGTGCCACACCTGATGATTTCTTTAATTACATGTATCAAGTCGATGCTAATGGTAAATCTCGTTACGATAATGACCTTGCAAAAGAAAGTCTTGAAGATAGACGAAACGATGCTATACTTCGCGCTTATTTAAAGTTTGTAGGTGGTAATTATACCAACCTTGTTGACATGGCTATCAATGACAAAGAAGTTAAGAAACTTAAATTGATTGCTAAAAGCCGTAATCATTCAAGTGTTAAAATTAATAAACCTCAAACTAATAAAGGTAAAGATATTGACTTAGGTTTTAAGTAACTTTTTATTAATTAAAAAAACTGATTGATTATGTATTCAATGCGCACTCTTTCGGTAGGTAAATTTGATGATAGAGGATACTCTAATGAAGAGAGTATTGCTAATCTTCAATTACAGAAGCCTGTCGAAATTAATGCTTTTCTTACTTACAATTATGGTAAGGATGATGATCGTTTTCCTCTGACGTTTCTTACTGAGGGTCGTGGTTCTGCTGGTGTTGTTGATGTTGACACTGTTCAATGGACTTGGAAAACGATGGGTCGTTTAAAGTTTGATGACTTTGTAACTTACTTTAATACGGCTAATAGTAAACCCGGTGTTGGTGGTAGTGATTTTGAGGTTCACTTCTCTACTCATTGGTTTATCGAACAATATACTCTGACTGCTCCTGACGGTCACACGCAAGTTCGTATTCAACGTGATCTTGGAGAATCTGCTTATGGTTATGGTTACATTCTTCGTCTTATGTCGCCTAATCCTGATGCTTTCGTTGATCCCGAAATGCTTGCTGTTGGTAAGTATTGGTCTATGGGTGCTCCGCTTGTTTCTGAATCGTATTCGAAAGGAAACCGGAGTAATACTATGGGTCCTGGTCAAATGACTTCTCAGCTTGAGTTCCACCGTTATTCTAAAGAGATTGCTGGTAATCTTGCTAATGTTGTTACCGAATATGAATTTGAAGGTGGTGATGGCGGTAAGAACAAACTTTGGATTAACGAAGAGATGCGACAATTTAACGTTACTATGCGTATCGCTAATGAAGAGCGTCTTTGGATGGCTGAATATAACCGTAATGCTAATGGTGAGGTTGGTCTAAAAGATATGGACAATGGCAAACCTATTCCTACTACTGCTGGTATGTTGGAGATTTGTCGTGAGTCTAATTACGATACTTACGGTGAATATCTTACTCTGAATAAGATTAAGCGTACCGTTGGTGATGTTCTTGACCGTGATACCGATGATGGAACGATGAACATTGTTCTTATGGGCGGTAAAGGTTTCATTGAGGATTTCGATGAGGCTATGCGTATGGATGCAACGGAGAATGGTTTCGTTACCCCTCTTGGTGACAAGATGATTGATGGTTCGGATGCTGGTCTTACTTACGGAAAGTATTTCCGTCGTTATAAGACTGTTGATGGACATACTATTACCGTTAAGCATTGTTCGTTCTTTGATAAGAGTACGATTGCTGAAACTGCTAAGAAGAATGGTATGATTCATCCTCGTTCGGGTCTTCCTATTACTTCTCACCAAGCTTGCTTTATTGACTTCTCTTCGTACAATGGACATCAGAATGTTCGTAAGGTTCGTATGAAAGGTCAAATCTATAAAGCAAAGGTTCTTAAAGGTCTGAGTGATGTTCCTGCTTCGTGGGGTGTTCCCGAAACGAATTTTATCTCGACTGAGATTGACATGTCGCGGTTTGAGGTAAAAGACTCTCTCGGCTTGCAGGTGGACAATGCAACTAAGATGTTCCTGTTGCAGTGCAAATTGTAATTAACATTTAAACTCCTATTGATATGGAAAATAATAAAGGTACAGGGGGTGCTGAAACTGGATTTGGATTTGTCAAGAAACCCTCTACTGAAACACCTAATAATGGTAGTCGCCCCGTAGAGGAAACATCCAGTGAAGAAAAGAAAGTTGAAGCTGGTAAAGAACAAGAGAAAGTTACAGTTCAGCAAAAGATAGATGAAAATCTTAATAAAGAGTATACTGAACATAAAAGTATTACTATTGCTTTAGTTAAGAATTATTCTTTCTATCGTCGTGCAAACGATAAAGTTATGACTAAACGTCGTGATTTTATTGGTAGTTCTGTTTCAAGTTCGCGTGTTCTTTCTTCTAATAAAGAAGAGGTTGAAGCCTATTTTCCTCGTCTGATT